CGAGGGGCGCTGGCATGCCGTGGGGGGTGCAAAGAACGAGCGGACGCGTCTTCTCGGTGTTGGCGAGCGCACGGTCTGCCTCGCGCAGGCCGACGACTGGTTGAACGAGCACGAGACCGACGAGAGCGCCTTCAAGTCCCGGCGCTGGCTGAGCCAGGCGCCGACGGAAAAACAGCTGCAATGCCTCTCGCCCGAGCAGCGCCAGGACTACGGGCTCACGCGCTACCGCGCCTCGGCGCTCATCACCTTCCTGTTCAACCGGCGCGACATTCGCCGGCTCGTCATGTCGGCCGCGCCCGAGCGGAGGGCGGCGTGAACCATGTCGCGCAAGTCGCATCCCCGTCCTCAGCGGCTGCGAATCGACCGGGCTTTGATCGCTTCTGGCATCCGCGCCCGGTGCTCTGCGCCGTCTGCACCGCGCGCACCCGCGGCTTCGGCTGGTTCGATCCCCACCGGCCGCGCCCAACCCGCACCCAAACCCGCCGCTGGTTCTGCTCCATGGGCTGCCAGGCGGCCTTCACCCGCAAAGCGAAGAAAGGACTGAGCATGGTCGATTTCACCGAGGAGGAAACCCAGGCGCTGCCCGCCGTCATGCGCGCACTCGCCCCTGAGATGGAACGCATCGGCTGGGACCGGCCGCTGGGCCAGCTGACCCAGAATGACATGCACCGGCTGATCGTCACCACCGTCGAGGCGTTCCGCGCGGAGATGGCGGAGATCGCCGCGGAGTCGGAGATCCCGTTCTGATGCTGGACTACAACCACCGCCCCGGCATCGCGGAGCGCATCAACGCCGCCGTGGATGCCGCGCTCGAGGCCGAACGCGCAGCGACACCTCCACGCGACTATCTCGGCGCGTCGCGGCTGGGCCATGCCTGCGAACGCGCGCTGCAGTTCGAGTTCGCGCGCGCACCGAAGGATGAAGGGCAGGACTTCTCGGGCCGGTCGCTGCGGATCTTCGCGATCGGGCACGAACTCGAGGATCTCGCCATCCGCTGGCTTCGGGCGGCGGGGCTCGATTTGGTCACCCAAAAACGTGACGGCGGCCAGTTCGGCTTCTCCGTCGCGGGCGGGCGCATCCGTGGCCATGTCGACGGGATCGTCGTCGAGGCCCCCACGGCGCTGGGGCTGCGCACCCCGGCGCTCTGGGAATGCAAGACCATGAACGCGAAGAACTGGCGCGAGACGGTGGCCAAGGGCGTGACCGTCGCGAAGCACGTCTATGCCGCGCAGATCGCGCTCTACCAGGCCTACATGGAAGCGACGGTGCCCGGCATCTCGGCCAACCCGGCGCTATTCACCGCCATCAACAAGGACACGGCCGAACTGCACCACGAACTCGTGCCCTTCGATGCCGACCTTGCGCAGCGCATGTCCGACCGCGGCGTGCGGATCCTGCGCGCGACCGACGCGGGCGAGCTGCTGCCGCGCATCGCGGCCAATCGCGACTTCTTCGAATGCCGGTTCTGCCCGTGGGCCGAGCGCTGCTGGGGTCTGCCGGCATGAGCGACGACAACATCATCCACTTCAACCCCTGGCGCGATTTCAACGACGCAGCGCCGCTGGCCGATCCCTTCGCGGTCGAACCGGACCTGGGCCAGATCGCGCGCTTCGTCGATGTGGTCTTCGGCTATTCCGACGGGCTGATTCCGGTGCGCGGCTTCGTCGACAAGGGTCAGGGCAAGGACGGCCGGCCGCACAACATCTGGATCGACGCGGACGCCTCGGCGCCCGAGAAGCTCGGCACCTTCGCCGGCTGGGCGGCGCGCGAGGGCGCGGCGGTCTATGTCATCCCCGGCACGGTCGCGGAAACCGGCCAAGCCCGCGCCGCGGATGTCCTGCAGATGCAGAGCCTCGTGGTCGATCTCGACTCCGGCGACATCCCGGCCAAGCTCGATCACCTTCTCCACCATCTCGGCCGGCCGACGCTCATCGTCGAGAGCGGCGGGCGCACGCCCGAGGGCGCGACGAAGCTCCATGTCTGGTGGAAGCTGACAGAGCCTGCGGAGGGCCTTGATCTCGACCGGCTCTGCCAGCTGCGCGGCGAGATCGCGCTGAAGGTCGGCGGCGACACCCATTTCCGCTCGGCCCACCAGCCGATCCGCGTGCCCGGGACGGTCTATCACAAGGGCGGGCTCACCCGGCTCGTCCAGATCCGCGAGGCGGCCGATCTCGAGGTCGATCTCGCCGAAATGGCCGAGCGCGTCGCCGACATGCCGCCCATGCCCGGCGTCGGCATGGCCACGGCCGAGCCCCGCGAGAAACCCGCCATCGACGATGTGCTCGTGACCCCGGTCCACGAAGGCGGCACGGACGACTGGTCCCGCTTCGAGGGCGCCTCGGCCGCCATCGGCTATTTCCTGCGGCTGGTCCACGAGGGCCGGATATCGATGGACGAGGGCTGGACGGCGATCTGCGGCTACAACGCCGCAATGCTCCGCCCCTCCTGGCCGCTCGGCCGGCTGAAGCGCGAGACGAACCGCCTCTGGGAGCTGCATATCAAGCGGCACGGGCCGCCGCTGATCCGCCTCGACAGTGCCGCGCCCGCGCAAACTGACCTGCCCACCTTCACGCTGGGCGCGCTGCTCGACGACAACAGCCCGATGCCCGACGACATCATCGGCCCGCGCATTCTGACGCCGGGCGGGCTCCTGGTGCTGGGCGGCGCGCCCAAGGTGGGCAAGAGCGACCTGCTGATCGCATTGCTCGTGCACATGGCGGCGGGCGTGCCCTTCCTCGGCTTCACTCCGCCGCGGCCGCTGCGGATCTTCTACCTGCAGGCCGAGATCCAGTATCACTACCTGCGCGAGCGCCTGCAGCAGATCGGTCTGCCGCCGGAACTGATTGCCGCCGCGCGCGACAACCTGATCGTCACGCCGAAGCTGCGGATGCTGCTCGATGCCGAGGGCAGCGCGCGCGTGGCCGAGGCGATCAGGGCGGCGTTCCCCGACGCGCCGCTCGACATCCTTTGCATCGATCCGATCCGCAACCTCTTCGACGGTGGGCCCGATGGCGGCGGCGAGAACGACAACGCCGCGATGATGTTCTTCCTGAAGGACCGGGTCGAGGTGCTGCGCGACCACGTCAATCCCGACTGCGGCGTCATCCTGGTCCACCACACCAAGAAGCTCTCGAAGCACCAGGTGAAGGAGGATCCGTTCCTTGCCCTCTCCGGCGCCAGCGCGCTCCGGGGCTTCTACACCACCGGCCTGATCCTCCACCGGCCCGACGAAGAGGCCAGCGAGCGCCGGCTGGAGATCGAGCTGCGCAACGGGCCCGCGTTGCCTGCCAAGGTGGTCGACAAGCTGAACGGCACCTGGACCGAACTCACCCCGAGCAGCGAGCGGCTGGTGCGCAAGGATCTGGGCGCCCGGCATGACGCGGAGCGGGATCGCAAGAACCTTGTCGTCCTCGGGCTGATCTTCGACGAGGCGGCCGAGGGACGGCTCTACACCGCCACCCAGTTTGCCGAAGCGTTCGAGAACCAGCACGATCTTGGCGGGCGCTACAGCATCCGCGAGCGGCTCTCGGTGCTCGCCACCAAGGGGCAGATCAAGTTCCGCCGGAGTTTCACGGAGCACGGCTTCCCCGGCACACAATCGCATTTTGGGTATCTCGTCGTCCGAGACATGCGCTTCGGCCGCGATCCCGTCATCGACGCCGAGACCGGCGAGGTTCTCGACGAGGGCGTAGCCGTCCTACCGACCCACTACAAATGCCCCCATTCCGGCCGCGCGCGCGAGGTCGAGAACCCCTCCGTCTGGGTCTATCCGGAGGAGGCCCATGACTGACTTCCTCATCATGAGCGCGGCCTTCCTCATTCTCATCCCTTCCTCATGGCTCAATGAAATCAATGGGTTGGATATGAGGATGAGAAAGGTCTTCCTCATCGGCCTCTCTCATTGCCTGCCCCGAAAAAGCGCAATGAAAACAGCGGCCTACGCCCAAAACATGAGGCGAGTGGGGAAGCCCCCATACTACGTATGGGGAGGCCAACCAACAGGTTTGGCCTCTCCTCCCATACGTCGATGGGTATCCGCGCGCGCGGGCCTCGACGCTCTCTGCACATCCCGATCCGACGACGGCGGCCCCGTACCGCCAAGCACCAGGCCGCCGTCGTCTTCCACCCGAGCAGCCAACCAGAAAAGGAGACCACCCATGGCTGACCCGACTCTCGCCACCAGCGCACGCGAGGCAATCCCCGATCTGCCTGTCGCGCACCGCGCCGATCGCACCTTGCTCGCGCTCGATCTCGGCACCACCACGGGGTGGGCGCTGCATGGCGCCGACGGGCTGATCACCTCCGGCACCGTGTCCTTCCGTCCCGGTCGCTTCGATGGTGGCGGCATGCGCTACCTGCGCTTCACGAACTGGCTGGCCGAGTTGGATCGGCTCTCCGGGCCCATCGCCGCGATCTGGTTCGAGGAGGTCCGCCGCCACGCCGGCACTGACGCCGCGCATGTCTACGGCGGGCTCATGGCCACGTTGACCGCCTGGGCCGAACTGCGCGGCGTGCCCTACGAGGGCGTCCCCGTCGGCACGATCAAGCGTTTCGCGACCGGCAAGGGAAACGCCAACAAGGACGCCATGATCGCGGCCGCCCGGGCGCGCGGCTTCAGCCCGGCTGACGACAACGAGGCCGATGCCATTGCGATCCTGTTCTGGGCGCTGGAGACCAAGGGAGGCATCCAATGAGGTGGCACCCCAAGGGCTATGGAGGCCATCGCCGGGACACCGAACAGGTCAAGCGTGATGGCTGGAAGGAGCAAGGTGTTTTCGCAGTTTCGCTTGACGACCAGAGACTTACTTGGCCTGAGCGGGAACTGGTACGGCAACTCGGTGAGCGTCTCTACGGCGCGCGCCCCTCGGAACAGGAGGTGCAGCAATGACGGACTGGACCCCGGCAATGGTCGAGGAACGGCTCGCCGTGGCGGCCCTCGTGCTGAAGCGGATGCCCGAGCCTCGGCGGCAGGGATACTTCAGCACATGGCCCGAGATCGTCCACAGCTTCGGCGACAAGGTCGGCATGGAGCCGAAGCCGATGCGCGTGCTGCCCTCGCCGCAGGATATCAGCCGGATGGAGGAGACCTTGACCTGGACGGCCTGCCTCGAGCCGCTCGACGGCAAGATCGTCTGGATGAAAGCGCATGGCGAGCGCTGGAAGGAAATTTGCTGGGCGGTCGGTCTGCGGCGCTCCGCGGCGCATCAGCACTGGCAATACGGGCTTTCGGTGATCGCGCTGACGCTGAACAGGCGGTCGTTCAATCGCAGCCTGTCGAAGCGCAAGGTGATCGCACTGGCCGCTGGCGCGTAAGCCTATGGGCGCAATAGGAAAGTGTCCGCCGGACAGTTTTCGCTGAGACAAAAACGGCTCTCCCGGGTTAGAAAACGGATATACTCGGGAGAGGCGCGCGCGGGACGGCCCGCGCATGTGGACTCCCGGATCCAGCGCGGGGTCCAGCCGGCGCCCATGCCGCCAACCCATTGAAGTCAATGGTTCCTTCCTGGCGACTATGTATGCTGGCGGGCTTGGCGCGAAATTTCGCCAGCGACAGGGCCGGATTTTTGGGAAGCCACCCGGAAGCCGGGTCCATAAGCCACCCGCGCAGACCTCAATGAACGCTGGCCTTCGGGCCGGATGCCCCGGACGCCGCTGGACCCCGCTTGGAGTCCAGCGCGGCATCCGGAGTCCGGAGTCCGGCCGGCATTCACCTCATCGACGGAAACCACTCGCCCATGACCCTCGCCTTCGCCCCCGAGCGGATCGAGACTTGGCCGCTTGCGCGCCTCCAACCCTACGCGAAGAACGCGAAGGTGCATGGCGCGGACCAGGTCGCCAAGATCGCCGCCAGCATGGCCGAATTCGGCTGGACCGTGCCCTGCCTCGTCGCCGATGACGGCGAACTGATCGCGGGGCATGGGCGCGTGCTGGCCGCGACGCAGCTGGGGCTGACCGAGGCGCCGGTCATCGTGCTGGGCCATCTCACCGAGGCGCAGCGCCGGGCTTACCGGATCGCGGACAACAAGCTGACGGAGCTCGGCAATTGGGACGAGGCGCTGCTGTCGGCCGAGCTGCAGGACCTGCTGGCCGACGACTACGACCTGTCGCTGGTCGGGTTCTCGGACGGCGAGTTGGACAAGCTGCTGGCCTTCGATCCGGACGGGGGCGGTGAAGAAGAGGGTGGCGCCGGGGGCTCCGTGCCGCCGGTGACCATCCCCGAGCCGCCGCGCAATCCGGCCTCGCGGACGGGTGATCTGTGGATCCTCGGCGACCACCGGCTGCTCTGCGGGGACTCGACCTCGCACGACGATGTGCGCCGCCTGATGAATGGCGAGCGGGCGATCCTGTTCGCGACCGATCCGCCGTATCTCGTCGACTACGATGGCTCCAACCACCCGACGCGAAACAAGGACTGGTCGGCATCCTACGGCACCACCTGGGACGACAGTTCACAGGGGGCCGAGCTCTACGACGGCTTCATCGCCGCGGCAGTCGCCGAGGCGATCACCGAGGATGCGGCCTGGTACTGCTGGCACGCCTCCCGCCGACAGGCGATGCTGGAAGCCTGCTGGGAAAAGGCGGGCGCCTTCGTCCATCAGCAGATCATCTGGGTGAAGGACCGGGGCGTCCTGACCCGATCGCACTACCTCTGGAAGCACGAACCCTGCTTCATGGGCTGGCGCCGCCCGAACCGCCCGCCGAAGGTGGCCGAGCAGACGCTGCCCTCGACCTGGGAGATGCCGTCCTTCGCCAAGGACGAGCGGCCCGACCACCCGACGCCGAAGCCGCTCGACGCGTTCGGGATCCCGATGCGCCAGCACGTCGCCCGTGGCGGACTCTGCTACGAGCCGTTCTCGGGGTCCGGGTCGCAGATCATGGCGGGCGAAGCCAACGGCCGCCGCGTATTCGCGATGGAAATCAGCCCCGCCTATGTCGATGTCGCCGTTGAGCGCTGGCAGGCCGAGACCGGCAGGGACGCGACCCTCGACGGCGACGGCAGGACCTTCGCCGAGGTGAAGGCCGAGCGGCTGGGCGAGACCCCGGCCGCGGCCGAGGCGGACGTCCAGGCGGTGCCTGGCTGAAGTCATGGCCACGCATTTCGTCAATATCAGCGGTGGAAAAGATTCCACCGCTGTCTACCTCCTTGCGCTCCGCCGCGGGCGTCCGTTCCGAGCCATAATGGCCGACACGGGCCATGAACATCCGGTGACGCTGGAGTATGTCGCGCAGCTTTCGGAACGAACCGGCGGCCCCGTGGTCGAGATGGTGCGCGCCGACTTCTCTGCCGAGATCGAACGCAAGCGACGGTACGTGGATACAGTCTGGCGCGAAGAGGGCGTGCCGGAGACGACGATCGAGAGAGCGCTGGCGGCGCTGGTGCCCACCGGCATCCCGATACTGGATCTCTGTCTGTGGAAAGGGCGCTTCCCGAGCCGGAGAGCGCAGTTCTGCACCGAATACCTGAAGGAACGGGCGGTTTTCGACAGGTGCGTGGGCCCGGCGCTCGAGACAGGCCCGGTCGTGCAATGGCTCGGCGTACGTCGGGACGAGAGCCGCAATCGTGCTCAGACGCCATTCACGCAGCGCGTCCGGTTCGCGGACCGGCACGACATGGTGCTCTTTCGGCCGCTTATTCACTGGAGCGCCGACAACGTCTTCGCCTTCGCGCGGGCGCACGGGATGCCGCCGAACCCGCTTTACCTGCAAGGCATGGGACGGGTTGGCTGCTTCCCCTGCATCAATGCGGGCAAGGAGGAATTGGCTGCGATCGGCCGACGTCATCCTTGGGCGATCGACCGCCTGCTTGAGTATGAAGCGGCGGTTATGGCCGTTTCGAAACGCGGCATCGCCACGTTCTTCGCGGCCGACAAGACCCCCCAGGGGGCAGCACTGGTCAAGCAGCTCAAGCGCCGCGCGATCGCGGAGACGCAGGGAGCCAATCCAGACCTGGACCCGGAGAGCCAAGAGTTCGATCGCGAGCGTCGGCGGCGACTGTCGGACCTCTGCAACGAAGCGGAGTGGCCAGGGGCCGATGCGGTGTTCCGCTGGGCCAAGACCGCTCGCGGGGGCCGGCAGTACGACCTTCTCACCTGGGGCGACGAAGGGCTGTCATGCTCAAGCCAGTACGGCCTTTGCGAATGATGGCGGGGAGAGAAGGCATGAAGCAGAGCCGCGCGATGTCGCTGGTCGAGGCCATCGCCAATGTCGCGGTCGGATATGGCGTCGCGGTCGTGACGCAGATCCTGATCTTCCCAGTCTTCGGGTTGCACACGACGCTGGCGCAGAACCTCAAGATGGGCGCGGTGTTCACGGTGGTGAGCATCGCGCGCTCCTTCGCCCTGCGGCGGCTGTTCGAGGCGATCCGAGTGCGCGGGGTACGATAAGATACCGCCGCCCCATGCGGGACGGCGGCTTCTGGCCCGTCGTTGTGTGCGGCGTCAGTCGCGCGGCAGGCTGTAGACCCGGCCGCGGCCCTCGATTTTCTCGGAGGTGACTTCAAGCCCGAGCTTCTTTTTGAGTGCGCCGGCGAAGGCGCCTCGGACCGTGTGCGGCTTCCAGCCCGTTGCGGCCACGATCTCGTCGATGGTCGCGCCTCCTTCGGCGCGGAGCATCTCGATCAGCTTCGCCTGCTTCGTGCCCGTGCGCGGCGTGCGCGCCTTGGGCGCGGGACCGGCCTCGGCGCGAGCGTGCTGAGGGGTCTCCGCATTCGGCGCCTCGTCGGCGCCCGTGGGCGCGCTGTCGCCGCCTTCCGGCTCGATCCCGATGGCGGCGAGTCCCGCGTCCGTGATGTGCAGGAGGATGGCGCGGCCGTCGTCGTCGTTGCGCCAGATGCGGTTGAGCGACGCGTCCGCCTTGGTCTGGCTGTCGGTGATGGTCTCGGCGATCAGCCCGCGCTTCAGCAGCGCGCCGACAACCTTGGTGGCGGCGCCGCCGCGGAGCGAGCCGGGAAGCGGCAGGACGTTGCGGTCCTCGCGCTGCGCGGCGGCGCTGAGGATCACGAGCTGGGTGTCGGAAAGCTTGGTCATCTGGGGTCTCCGTGTTCGAGGCCCGCGTCATGCGGCGCCTTCTACGACCCCGAGCCGCGCGTCGGCGCGGCAGGAGTTCCGGCGTTGCCGGAGATCAGCGGGCGTGTTCGCCCTCGCCGAAGGCGCTGTCGGTGATGCGCTTCAGGAGGCTGGCGTAGTGTTCGAGAGTGCCGACGTGTCCCCAGGTCACCTCGTCGGGGTGGGCGTTGAAATGGTCGTCGCTGAGCGCCTGCAGGCGGGCGAGCATCTCGTCGATCTCGGCCTTCTTGCCGATGAAGGCGTTCAGCGCGGCTTCCCTGTTGCGCCGGGCCTTCTCGGCGCGCAGTTCGTGGCGCCGGGTGGTGATCGGGTTCAGGCGGGTCGTCATCGTCGTGGCTCCTTGGTGAGTTGCATCGTCCTTGTGGGATGAACGTTCGCTCTGTCCGCGAGGCTTATCAACTCGATAAGCACCTGACTTTGAATGATAATCGGGGCTGGCGATGCAGGGCATGAGCGAGCGCCAGTACGCCGCCCATGTCGGGCTGTCGCGCGGCGCGATCCAGAAGGCGAAAGCCGCCGGCCGGCTCGTCCTGCACGAAGATGGCAGCATCGACGCCGCGGCGTCCGACCGGCTCAGGGCGGAAGCGACGGACCCGTCGAAGACCAGGAAGGCGCCGGCGCCCAAGATGAAGCCGGTGCCCGAGGCCGCGGTCTCGGCTGTCGGCGACACGCTGAAGGAACAGGGCCTCGCGGCTCCTGCGACGGGCGGCGGCACGACCTTCCTGCAGGCGAAGACGGCGCATGAGGTGCTGAAGGCGCAGGAGCGGCGCATTCGGCTCGCGAAGCTGAAGGGCGAGCTCGTCGACCGCGACCGCGCCACGGCGCTGGTGTTCCGGCTCGCGCGCGAGGAACGCGACGCGTGGGTCAACTGGCCGGCGCGGGTGGCTGCATTGATGGCGGCGGAGTTGGGAACGGAGACGGCGGCCATGCAGAAGGTTCTGGAGGCCCATGTCCGCGCCCATCTCGAGGAACTCGCCCAGCCCCGGATCGCCCTCTGAGGATATCGCGGCCTTCGATGGGGCGGAGGCGCTGCTCCGGGCCTGGGGCCGCGGGCTCACGCCCGATCCCTGGCTGACCGTCTCGGAATGGTCGGACACCCATCGCTGGCTGAGCTCGCGCGCGAGCGCCGAGCCCGGCCGCTATCGCACCGAGCGGACGCCCTACATGCGTGCGATCATGGACGCGCTCTCGCCCGGCGATCCGACGCAGAGGGTCGTGTTCATGAAGGCCGCGCAGGTGGGCGCGACCGAGGCCGGCAACAACTGGATCGGCTTCGTGATGCACCATGCGCCGGGGCCGATGCTGGCGGTCCAGCCGACGGTGGAGCTTGCCAAGCGGAACTCGCGCCAGCGGATCGACCCGCTGATCGAGGAAAGCCCGGCGCTGAAGGAACGCGTCCGCCCGGCGCGGGCGCGGGACAGCGGCAACACGCAGCTGTCGAAGGATTTCCCGGGCGGCGTGCTGGTGATGACCGGCGCGAACTCGGCGGTGGGCCTGCGCTCGATGCCGGCGCGCTATGTCTTCCTCGACGAGGTCGACGCCTATCCGGCCTCGGCCGACGAAGAAGGCGACCCGGTCGGGCTCGCCGAGGCGCGCTCGCTGACCTTCGCCCACCGGCGCAAGGTGTTCCTGGTCTCGACGCCGACGATCCGCGGCGTCAGCCGGATCGAGCGGGAATTTGATGCGAGCGACCAGCGGCGGTTCTTCGTGCCGTGCCCGCATTGCGGCGCGATGCAGTGGCTGCGGTTCGAGCGACTGCGCTGGGAGAAGGGCAAACCGGAGACGGCGGCGTACCATTGCGATGCCTGCGACGAGCCGATCGAGGAGCACCACAAGCCGGCGATGCTGGCGGCCGGCGAATGGCGGGCGACCGCCGAGGCCCGCGATGCGCGCACGGTGGGGTTTCATCTCTCGGCGCTCTATTCGCCGCCGGGGTGGAAGAGCTGGGCCGACATCGCGCGCGACAAGGAGACGGCGGCGGGGTCCGACGAGGCCGAGCGGGTGTTTCGCAACACGGTGCTCGGCGAGACCTGGATCGAGACCGGCGACGCGCCCGACTGGCAGCGGATCGCCGAGCGGCGGGAGGACTGGCCGGCGGGCACCGTGCCTGGCAAGGGTCTGTTCCTGACCGCGGGCGCCGACGTGCAGAAGGACCGGATCGAGGTCGATGTCTGGGCCTGGGGCCGCGGGTTGGAAAGCTGGCTCGTCGATCACGTCGTCATCGAGGGCGGGCCGGCGCGGCCCGAGGCGTGGGAGGCCCTGACCGATCTGCTCGGCCGGAACTGGCGGCATGCCGGCGGGGCTGAACTCGGTCTCGCGCGCCTCGCCATCGACACGGGCTACGAGACGGCCGCGGTCTATGGCTGGGCGCGGTCGGTCGGCTTCGCGCAGGTCGCGCCGGTGAAGGGGCTAGAGGGCTTCAACCGGGCGAGCCCGGTCTCGGGCCCGACCTTCGTCGACGCCACCGCGGGCGGGAAGCGCCTGCGCCGCGGCGCGCGGCTCTGGACCGTGGCCACCTCGACCTTCAAGGCCGAGACCTACCGCTTCCTGCGGCTCGCGCGGCCGACGACCGAGGACCTCGAGGACGGCGCGGCGTTCCCGCCCGGCACGGTGCATCTGCCCGGCTGGGCCGACACCGAGTGGATCCGGCAGCTGACGGCCGAGCAGCTGGTGACGGTGCGCAACCGGCGCGGCTTCGCGAAGCTCGAATGGCAGAAGCTGCGGGAACGCAACGAGGCGCTGGACTGCCGGGTCTATGCCCGCGCCGCCGCCTGGATCGCGGGGGCTGATCGCTGGCCCGAGGCGACATGGGCCGATCTCGAAGCGCAACTCGGCGTGCCGAGCGGGATGGACAGCCCGGCCGGCCTGATCGGGCGACCCGACGCGGGCACGCAAGGCAAGCGCCGCTCCGACTGGCTCGGACGGCGGGAAGGATGGTTTTGATGGCGGACTGGACGGAAGCGGAGCTCGCGGCGCTCCGGCGCGCCTATGCGAGCGGGACGACGCGGGTGAGCTACGACGGCAAGACCGTGGACTACGGCTCGGCCGAGGATCTGCTCGGGCGTATCCGCACCATCGAGCGCCAGATGGCCGGCGCCACGGCACGGCCCATCGCGGGCTTCGCCGGCTTCTCGCGCGGGGACCGCTGATGGTCTCGTGGTTCGACAGGGCCATCGCGAGCGTCGCCCCGCGCACGGCCACGCGGCGCGTGCTGGCGCGGCAGGCTTTCGAGGGGCTCGCGCGCTCCTACGAGGGCGCGGCGCGGGGCCGGCGCACGGATGGCTGGCACGCGCCGGGATCCTCGGCCGACGCCGAGATCGGCCGGGCCGGCGTGCTGCTGCGCGACCGGATGCGGGACCTGGTGCGGAACAACCCGCACGCGGCCAAGGCCGTGTCAGTCCTTGTGAACAACATCGTCGGCGCCGGGATCATGCCGCGCGCCGCGAGTGGAGACGCCGCGCTCGACCGCGAGGTGGACCGGCTCTTCGAGATCTGGGCGCGCGGCTGCGATGCGGACGGGCAGCTCGACTTCTACGGGCTGCAGACGCTCGCCTGCCGCGAGATGGTCGAGGCCGGCGAGGTGTTGGTCCGCCGTCGCCCGCGGCGCCCCGGCGACGGCGTCATGCCGCCCGTGCAGCTGCAGCTGCTCGAGGCCGACTTCCTCGACGCCACGCGCAACGGGGCGCTCGGCTCGGGACAGGCGGTGCAGGGCATCGAGTTCGACGCGCTCGGACGTCGCCGGGCCTACTGGCTCTTCGGCGCGCATCCCGGCGACGCGACGCTCAGCCTGACGGGCGGGCTCACCAGCCGCGCGGTGCCGGCCTCCGAGATCGCCCATGTCTACGAGAAGCAGCGCACGCAAGCGCGCGGCGTGCCGTGGGGCGCGCCGGTGATCCGGGCCCTGCGCGACCTCGACGACTACGAGGTGGCCGAGATCGTCCGCAAGAAGACCGAGGCCTGCGTCACCGCCATCGTCTTCGGCGACGAGGAGGCCCAGCAAGGGATCGCGCCCTCGGTCGTCGATGCCGACGGCAACCGGGTCGAGCAGTTCGAACCGGGGCTGATCGCCTATGCCCGCGGCGGCAAGGACATCCGCTTCAACCAGCCTGCCGCCACCGGCGGCTACGGCGAGTACAAGCGGGCGAGCCTGCACACCATCTCGGCCGGGTTCCGGGTGCCTTACGAACTGCTGACCGGCGATCTCAGCCAGGTGAACTATTCGTCGATCCGGGCGGGGCTCGTGGAGTTCCGCCGAATGATCGACGCGGTGCAATGGCAGCTCTTCATCCCGATGTTCTGCGCGCCAGTCTGGCGCTGGTTCACCGAGGCCGCGTGGGCGGCCGGGCGCATCCCGACGCCGGACGTGCCGGTGGAATGGTCGCCGCCGAAGTTCGAGGCGGTCGATCCGCAGAAGGACGCGATGGCCGATCTGCTGGCCATACGCTCTGGCACCATGACGCTCGCCGAGGCCATCGCCCGGCAGGGCCGCAACCCCGACGCGGTGCTGGCCGAGATCGCGGCCACGAACGCGAAGCTCGACGCGCTGGGGCTCGTGCTCGACAGCGACCCCCGCCGCGTCACCAAGACCGGCAGCGCCCAATCCAATGCGCCGGCCGACCCCGCGACCGATCCGGATGATCCGGACGCGGAAGCGGCCTGACGAGGATCCATTCATGGAGCAGACGATCGAACTGCCGGCCTTCCGCCGGTCGGCGGAGCTTGCGCCGAACAGCATCGACCCCGAGACGCGCAGTGTCGAGGTGATCTGGTCGACCGGCGCCCGGGTGCGGCGGGCCGCGCTCTTCGGCGAGCCGCATGACGAGGAGCTGAGCATGACGCCCGAGCATGTGCGGCTCGACCGCCTGAACGCCGGAGCGCCCTTCCTGAAGGTGCACGAGGCGCACGATCTCGACGCGGTGATCGGGTCGGTCGTGCCGGGCTCGGCGCGGATCGAGAACGGACAGGGCATCGCCCGCATCCGGCTGTCCGAGCGCGACGCCGTTGGCGACATCTGGCGCGACATCGAGGCCGGGCACATCCGTGCGGTTTCCATCGGCTACCAGGTCCACCGCTTCGAGATCTCGAAGCCCGACGGACAGCGCGAGCTCTGGCGCGCGGTAGACTGGACCCCGTTCGAGATCTCCGCGGTGCCCGTGGGCGCCGATCCCGCCGCCGGCTTCCGTTCCATCAGCGAACATAACGACTGCGTCCTCCACCGCCGGGACGCCCCCACGAGCGAAGGAGCACCCCCGATGACGGACAGGACCCAGACCCCGGCCGAGACGGCCCAGCAGAGCAAAACCACGGCAGCGCCCGAGGAGACGAGCATGACCGACGACAAGACCGGCGCTGCCGAGACGCAGACCCGCGCCGCAGACACCAAACCCAATGCAACGAAGCCCGCGCCCGATCCGGCGCCGGAGGACCGCAGCCGCGGCGTCGACACCGACGCGCTGGTCAGCGAGGCCCGCGCGCAGGAGCGCGAGCGCGTCTCCACGATCCATGGCCTCGCCGACAAGCTCCAGCTCGAGCGCGGCTTCGCCGACGACCTGATCAAGCGCGGCGTCTCCATCGACGAGGCGCGCCGGCTGATCCTCGACCAGGTGGCGGCGAAGGCGGACGAGACGCGGACCTTTCCCCATGTCTCGATCCCGCTCGGAGGGCGGGACGCCACGGTCACGCGGCGCGAGGCGATCTCGAACGCGCTGCTGCACCGCTACAGCCCGACGCTCTTCCCGCTCGAGGATGCCGCCCGGGAATACCGCGGCATGACGCTGATGGAGCTCGCCCGCGAAAGCCTCGAGACGGCGGGCGCCAGCACCCGCGGCCTCTCGCGCGACGAGGTGGCGACGCGGGCGCTGCACTCGACCTCTGACTTCCCCGAAATCCTCGCCGCCGTCACCAACAAGACGCTGCGCCAGGCCTACGAGGCCTATCCCCGGACCTTCCCGCTCTTCTGTCGGCAGGTGCTCGCCACCGACTTCAAGGCGATGCACCGGGTCCAGCTGGGCGAGGCGCCGCAGCTCCTGAAGGTCGGCGAGAGCGGCGAGTTCAAGCGCGGGACCCTTGGCGAGAGCAAGGAGAGCTACCGCATCGAGACCTACGGCCGCGTCGTCGCGATCACCCGGCAGGTGCTGATCAACGACGATCTCGACGCCTTCACCCGCATCCCAGCGATGTACGGCAACTCGATCGCGCAGCTCGAGTCGGACGTGGTCTGGGACATCGTGACGTCGAACCCGGCCATGGCCGACGGCACGGCGCTGTTCCACTCCACGCACAAGAATCTCGCCGGCACGGGTGCTGCGCTCGGGGTCGACAGCGTGGGCCTCGCGCGGGCGGCGATGCGCAAGCAGACCGGGCTCGACAAGAAGACGGTGCTGAACATCCGCCCCGCCTTCCTGATCGTGCCGGCGGCGCTGGAACTGAAAGCCGAGCAGCTGGTCGCCCAGAACCTTGTGCCCGCGCAGAGCGGCAACGTCGTGCCGCAGTCGATCCGCACGCTCTCGCCCATCGCCGAGCCCCGGCTGGACGCGGCGAGCGAGACGGCCTGGTACCTGGCGGCCTCGCCGAACCAGATCGACACCATCGAGTACGCCTATCTCGAGGGCCAGCAGGGCGCCTATATCGAGACGCGCAACGGCTTCGACGTCGACGGGGTCGAGATCAAGTGCCGCCTCGACTTCGGCGCCAAGGCCATCGACTGGCGCGGCCTCTACAAGAACCCCGGCGCGTGAGCCCGGCGATCCCCCTGAACACTGATCCATGACGCACGGGCGGTCTCGATGGGCCGCCCGTCGTCGTTCCGCGAAAGGAATACGCGATGAAGAACTACGTCCAGCCCGGCAGCACCCTCACCCTGACCGCGCCCTACGCCGTGACCTCCGGCGACGGTCTCCTCGTCGGCGCCATCTTCGGCGTGGCGGCGGGCGATGCCGCCAACGGCGCCACCGTCGAGGCTGCGCTCACTGGCGTCTTCGACCTTACCAAGATCGGCTCGCAGGCCTGGACTGTCGGCGCCAAGGTCTACTGGGACGACACGAACAAGCGCTGCACCACGGTCGCCACCGACAACACCCTCATCGGCGTCGCCGTCGAGGCGGTGGCCGGCGGCGCGGGCGACACCATCGGCCGTGTGCGCCTGAACGGCAGCTTCTGATGACCGCCTTCGCCGCCGCTCTAGACGCGCTCTTCGCGGACGCGCATCTGGCGCGCGACGTGCTCTACACGGCCGACGGCGACGCGCCATCGCTGGTCCGCGCGATCCTGCGCCGGCCGGACGACGTGACCGGCTTCGGCGAGGCACGTATCTGGTCGGAGACCACCCGGCTGGACCTGCGCCTCGCCGAGGTGGCGAGCCCGCGCCCCGGCGACCGGATCGAGATCGACGGCGAGGCCTTCCTCATCCAGGGCGAGCCCGTCCGAGACCGCGAGCGGCTCGTCTGGACCGTGGATCTGCGCCCGGCCTGACGGCGATGAAACTGAAGCTCGACATTACGCCTGACCTCGTCGCCGCCATGGCTGCCGAGGTGAAGGCCGGCGAGAGAGCCGTCACCGCCGCCATGCGCGAGGCCGGGACCGGGCTGAAGACCGCCTGGCGCGGCCAGATCACCGGCGCGGGGCTCGGCCGGCGGCTGGCGAACTCGATCCGCAGCCAGACCTTCCCGAAGGCCGGCGAGAGCCTGAACGCCGCCGCACTGGTCTGGTCGAAGGCCCCGGTCATCATCGGCGCCCACGACACCGGCCCGCTGATCCGCTCGAAGGACGGGTTCTGGCTCGCGATCCCGACCGAAGCCGCTGGCCGTGGCCTCCGAGGTGCCAAGCTCACCCCCGGCGAATGGGAACGCCGCCGTGGTCTGCGCCTCCGCTTCGTCTACCGCCGTCAGGGCCCAAGCCTGCTCGTCGCCGACCGGGCCCGCATCAACACCCGCGGCCAGGCGGTGGCGTCACGCTCGAAGACCGGCCGCAACCAGGTCACCGCGCCGATCTTCCTGCTGGTCCCACAGGTCAAACTGCCGAAGCGACTGGACTTAAACCGGGACGCGGAGCGGGCGCATGACAGCGTGCCGGGGCTGATCGTCGCAAACTGGGTGGAGGGACGGATTTGATGTGAAGCGGCTTTTCAGCCCAGCGTCGCACGCACGTCAGCCATCGGAATGAAGACGCGCTGGGGGTTCTCGGGGTCGCCGAGCGGCTGGAAGCCGAGCTCTTCGTAGAATTTCCAGCGACGGTCGAGGTGATCGTCCTTGAGCACGTCTAGGACGATGGCCGCAGCGCCCATCTGATCGGCGATCCCGAGGCAGCGCCGCATGGCGTCCACGACGAGGGCGGTTCCAAGCCCTTTGCTCTGCATGTCATCGCGCACGGCAACCGCGCGGATGTAGATGACAGGGATGTCGGGCACACCGGCGCGTTGCCATTTCCCGGGGCCAAGATCCGCTCGGACGGCCATTGCGCCGAGAGTGTAAAAGCCCAGCACGGCAGGATCGTCGCCGGCTGTGGCAATCCACGCAGCGACCATTCCGGTCTTGATCTGGTCCGAGAGCGACGACTTCAGGAAGTTGTCGATAGGGCCAAAGCCACAAGAGAAGGCGCTGCGGTCATGCAGCGCCTTGTCGAATTTCGCGATCGTCAGAGCGGGCGCGTCCGCCGCGGTCTCAGCCGGCATCCTTCAGGAGGCCCTTCGACGCTTCCGCGGCACGAGCCAACCCGGGCACGACCTGACCGGGCGCCTCGACGGCTGCCTTGAATGCATCGAATGCCTGGGCGGGCAAGACAGAGAGGGACACACGTTGTTCGACCTCCTGCGCACGCAGAAGGGCCGCCTGACGAATGAAGTCGGCTTCCTGCAGGCCGGTCGCAGCAGCAGCGGCCTTGATGCGCTCTTCATCCGCGCGGTGCATGCGCAATTCCTTGCGCGCTTCCATCTTGCCCGGGGTCGGGCTCACAGTCTCGATGGCGAACATCGTCGATCTCCTTCAGAGCAGTTCATGTACGGTATAACGCCGTACATGTCAATGATCATCATCGGGATCGTCCTCACCACGGTGAGGCGGATGATCATGACACCCATCGTGATCGGCATGCCGGTGATCCTCCCGGACAGCCGTCGATCCAGATGATAACACCATGCCCACCCCTCGCGAAACCATCCTCGCCGCGCTGCACGCGCGGCTTTCGGCGCTGCCCGCCACCGCCCTGCGCGGCGAGGTGCTGCCCGAGCGCGTGCCGGCCGAGGGGCTGCTGATCCTGCGCGACGGCGAGCCAGGGGATCCAGAGGTGACGCTGTCGCCGCTCGCCTACCACTACCAGCACCGCGCCCAGATCGAAGCCGTCGTGCAAGGCGCCGACCGTGACACCGCTTTCGACACGCTGACCGCCAGCATCAGCTCGGCACTCGCCGCCGACCGCACGCTGGGCGGTCTCTGCGACTGGGTCGAGGCGGAAGCGCCGCGGCCGGTCGATTTGGCCGTAGAGGGCGCGGCGAGCCTGAAGGCGGCCAGCATCGCGGTGGTGCTGCACTATTCCACGGCCGACCCGCTCGGATAGAACCGACGGGTCAGTTGCCGCGACAGGTGCCGTAGTAGCCGCCCGAGAAGTAGCAGTATTCCCGGGCCACTCCGGCAGCGATCATCTGGGCAGCGATGTCGCGACCATCGGGGAGGAAGCACTGCGCGACGATCCGCCCGTATCGGTCGATGTCGCGTACACGACAGGTCAGGCTTTGGCCGGCGACCAGCCGCTGCAGAGTGGATGTCGCGGCGGAAGCACCGCGCTCGTTGCGTTCGGGAGCATCGAGGCCCCAGACACGGATCGGTCGATCAACGCCGCGAAGTGATAGGGTATCGCCGTCCGTCACATAGCGGACCGCGGCGCTCACGGTATTGGTCTGCGCCAGGACGGGGGCGTTCAAAAGAACAAGGACCGTGAGGACGGAAACGATTATCCGGGTGGTGATCCAGCAACCGCAAATGCTGAGCGGGGAATTCGGACCAGTAATGCGCATGACCTTCATGTGCGGCACGGCCTGACCGAACGCAACCGCGCATCAACAACATCAAGGAGTTCACCATGGCACGAGCCCAGGGGGCGCGGGCGCTGATGGCGCTTGCGTTCGAGACGACCTATGGAACGCCGCCCGCCAGCGGCTTCACCCGCATGCCCTTTGCCAGCACGTCGCTCGGCGCGGAGCAGCCGCTGCTGAACTCGGAGCTTCTCGGCTATGGCCGTGATCCGCTGGCGCCGATCAAGGACGCGGTCACGGCCGACGGCGATGTCGTCGTGCCGCTGGACGCCGAGGCGTTCGGCTTCTGGCTGAAGGCGGCCTTCGGGGCGCCGACGACCACGGGTGCGGAAGCGCCCTACACCCACGAGTTCCAGTCGGGGTCCTGGACGCTGCCCAGCATGTCGATCGAGACGGGCATGCCGGAGGTGCCGCGCTATGCGATGTATTCCGGCTGCGTGCTCGACCAGATCACCTGGCAGATGCAGCGCTCAGGGCTCCTGACCGCGACCGCGCGGCTGGTGGCGCAGGGCGAGACGGTTGGCACCACGACCAGCGCTGGGACGCCTGCCGCGTTGGAGCTGAAGCGCTTCGGGCATTTCAACGGGTCGATCACCCGGAACGGGACCGCGCTCGGCAACGTGGTCTCGGCCGAGATCACCTACGCGAACAATCTCGACCGGATCGAGACCATCCGCTCGGACGGGCGCATCGACGGGGCGGACCCGTCAATCGCCGCGCTGACCGGCCGGATCGAGGTGCGCTTCGCCGACCAGACGCTGGTGACGCAGGCGATCAATGGCGAGGCCTGCGAGATGGAATTCGCCTACGTCCTGCCCTCGGGCGAGAGCTTCACCTTCACCGTGCACGCCGTCTACCTGCCGCGCCCGCGCATCGAGATCTCCGGGCCGCAGGGCGTCCAGGCCACCTTCGACTGGCAGGCCGCCCGCGACAGCGTCGTCGGCCGGATGTGCACCGCCACCCTCGTGAACGATGTGGAGACCTACTGAGATGCTGACGCTCGACCTGACGAACGCGCCCCGCTGGCATGACCTCGCGCCCGGCGTCCGGGTGCAGCTGCGCCCGCTGACCACCGCACTGATGGTGGCGACACGCAGCGATCCGGCCGTCGAGGCGGTGCCCGAGGAGGCTTCCGACGAGGAACGCGCCGTTGCCTTCGCCAAGGCGCTGGCGCGGCGAGCGGTGCTCGCCTGGGACGGCATCGGCGATGCGGACGGCAAGCCGATCGATCCCAGCGCGGAGGCCATCGACGCGCTGCTCGACGTCTGGCCTATCTTCGAGGCTTTCCAGTTGACCTATGTCTCGAAGGGCCTGCTGCTGGAGCAGGAAAAAAACGCCTCCGCGCTCTCGCCGAATGGTCCTTCGGCGGGGGCGAGCGATACTGCGAAGCCTGTGCGCAAGCCTGCCCGGACTGCCCGGCGCGGTTGAACCGTCCGGAAACGACGGAGGGTTGGCAGGTCTGGGACCTCGTCGGCCGTCTCGGCGGCCAGCTGCGCGTCCTGCCCGGCGCCGTGATCGGCTGGGACATGTCGGCGGCGCTGGCGCTCGGTGATGCGCTCGGCGTGCCGCCGCTCGCCATGGCCGAACTGCTGCCCGTCATCGAGGCGGTGATGGTCCGGAAGCTGAACGAGGAAATGGAAACCGGCATCCAAACGGGTGTCAGCCGCTGAGCACTCGATGCCAGTTGTCCCTGACAAAACCTGCATTGTCGGCCACGTATCAAGGGCGAAAGTATCGAAACAGATGATCAGGCGCGGTCCGAGCGATCCCGAAAACCATAATCGGTAGCCTTTTTCACCAGCCCATGGAGGTCAGCTGTAGTCGGCACCGGCACCAGCAGCACGCCGGTCCCCTTGGGAATGATGGCAAAGGTCTGGCCGGCCTCCCAACGCTTCGCGTCGCGGACTGCCTTGGGAATTGTGATCTGGAACTTCGAGGACAGGGTCGCTGTGTTGGCCATGGCGATGACTTCACTCGATCGATGCTAGCAACGCAAGGCAGCGCGCCACTAGAAGCGCAATCAAGGAACCCAATCCATGGCTGAAAAGCGTGTGTCCGTCCGCCTCGCTGCGGTCGGCGGGCGACAGGTGCGCTCCGAGCTCGAAGGTGTCGGCGAGGCAGGCGCCCGCGGCTTCGGTCGGCTCGGCCGGGAGATGGAGGCGGCCAACGCCCGTCTTGCCGGTTTCGCGCGCCGAGTGCGCGTTGCAGCTGGAGCGGCCGTCGCTGCTGCCACGGCCGCGGGCGTAGCGATGGTGCGCTCCGGCCTCCAGACGGTGGACGCGCAGGCAAAGCTCGCGCAGTCGCTCGGCACCACGGTCGCCTCGATCCAGACGCTGGAGCGTGCAGGCGAGTTGGCGGGCGTGTCGATGTCCGGGATCGAACAGGCGACGAAGGACCTGACGCGGCGGCTGAGCCAGGCGGCCGCCGGGACCGGTCCCGCCGCCGATGCGCTGGACCGGCTGGGCCTTTCCGCCACCGACCTGATCGGGCTGCCGCTGGACCAGCGGGTCGGGGCCATCAACGCCGCCATCGCGGATTTCGTGCCGGCCGCCGAACGCGCCGCCGTCGCGGGACAGCTCTTCGGCGAAGAAGGCTCCATCGCCATGTCGCGGATCGACACCGCGACGCTGCGCCAGGCGACAGAGGACGTCCTCGCCTTCGGGGTTGTCGTCTCCGAGCAGGACGCCGACCAGATCGAGCGCACGAACGACGCAGTCTCCCGGCTCGGGCTGATCTGGCGCGGGCTGTCCAACCAGCTGGCTGTCGCCGCCGCACCAGCGCTGGAAGCAGTCGCCGACGCCATGGCGGCGGTGGCGAGCCGCACCGGGCCGCTCGGCATCGCGATCCGCGGTCTCTTCGATAACATCCGCCGCCTGACCACCTACGCCGCCACCTTCGCCGCGTTCCTCGCGGGCCGCTGGGTCGCTGGCATGGCCGCCGCCGCGCTCTCCGTGCGTGGTCTCGCCACGGCGCTGGTCGTCCTGCGCGGGGCGCTGATCCGCACCGGCATCGGCGCGCTGATCGTCGGCGCGGGCGAGCTCATCTACCAGTTCACCCGTCTCGCCTCCGGCGCGGGCGGTTTCGGAGAAGCGATGTCGCTTCTGAAGGATGTCGCCGTCGACGTCTGGGAGCGGATCAGGATGGGCGCGGCCGCGGCGGGCGCTGCGGCCACGGCGATGTTCTTCGACCTGAAGGCCGACGCCGCGTCGGGCATGCAGAGCGCCATCGAGAGCGTCGTTGCTTTCGGCAACACGGCGGCGAACACGTTCGAAGGCGCCTACGAGGCGATCAAGGCGATCTGGGGCCTGCTGCCCGCCGCCATCGGCGATCTCGCGTTCCAGGCGGCCAACAGCCTGGTCGACGGCGTCGAGGCGATGCTGAACGGCGTGGTCTCGCGCATCAACGGCTTCATCGGCGGCATCAACCAGGGGCTGGAAGCGCTCGGGTCCGAGAGGCGCATCTCGCTGGTGCCGGACCTCGACCTCGGCGAGATCGAGAACCGCTTCGAGGGCGCGGCCAGTGCTGCCACGACGGCGGCGCAGGCAGCCTTCGACCGGGCCTTCGAGGACAATCCGCTGACCGCGCCCGATCTAGGACTGACCGAGGCGGCGAACAGGGCGCTCGATTCCGCGAACCTCTACCGTGGCGCGGCGCGCGATCTGGCGGAAGGGGCCCGCGCGCCCCTCGAAAGCTGGCAGGCGCTCCGCGACACGGTGCGGGGAACCGATGAGGCCAGTGCTGATGCGCTGACCGAGGCCACCGGTGCGGCCGAGCGGCTGGAGACGGCGCTTGGTGAAGCCGGGCGCGCAGCAACAGGTGCCGGTGCGGCGGCCGGAGCTGCCGCCGTTGCCGCGGAGCCCGCGACCAAGGCCGCCGTCACTGGGTGGCAGGCGGTCACGGCGGCGCTTTCCGACTACGCCAGCCGCGCCCGCGAGATCGGCGGCGACATCGGCCAGAGCCTCGTCGGCGCCTTCCAGTCGGCGGAGAACGCCGTCGGTGAGTTCGTGAAGACCGGCAAGCTGAACTTCCGCGATCTGGTGACCTCGCTGCTCGCCGATCTCGCCCAACTCGCGGCGCGGCGGTTCATCCTCGGGCCCATCGCCAATGCGCTCTCCGGCGTGTTCTCCGGGGCAGGCGGGATCTTCGCCAACGTCCTGCATGCGGGCGGGATGGTCGGATCGGCAGGGCCCTCGCGCTTGGTCCCGGCCATGGCCTTCGCCACCGCCCCACGAATGCATGGCGGCGGCATGGCGGGGCTGCGCCACGACGAGGTGCCCGCGATCCTGCAACGCGGTGAGCGGGTGCTGTCGCGTCGCGAGGCGCAGGCCTACGGCGCGGGCGGCGGGGTCAATGTCACCATCATGGCCCGCGATGCCGAAAGCTTCCGCCAGTCCCGCACGCAGGTCGCCGCCGACATCGCCCGTGCGGTGTCGCTCGGGCGGAGGGGCATGTGATGGCGTTTCACGAGGTCCGGTTTCCCGACAACATCAGCCGCGGCGCCCGCGGTGGGCCGGAGCGGCGCACCCAGATCGTCGAGCTCGCCTCGGGCGACGAGGAGCGCAACGCCAGCTGGGCGAACTCGCGCCGTCGCTACGATGTGGCCTACGGCATCCGACGCGCGGACGATCTCGCGGCCGTCGTCGCCTTCTTCGAGGCGCGGAACGGTCGCCTGCATGGCTTCCGGTTCAAGGACTGGGGCGACCACAAGTCCTGCCTGCCGTCAGCCAGCCAGGGGCCAACCGACCAGGTAATCGGCACCGGTGACGGCACGACGACCGCCTTCCAGCTGGTGAAACGCTACGCCTCGGGCAGCCAGACATGGGTGCGCACGATCACCAAGCCGGTCGCCGGTACGGTCCGCGTCGCCCTCGATGGCGTGGAGCAGCTCGTCGGCTGGTCCGTCGATACCACGACCGGCGTCGTGACCTTCGACAGCGCGCCCGCGGCAGGTGTCGCCATCACCGCAGGCTTCGCCTTCGACGTGCCAGTCCGCTTCGACACCGACGCGCTCGACGTGACGCTCGATCTCGAGCGGCTCGGCTCGATCACCTCCATTCCGCTTCTGGAGATCCGGCGATGAACGACACCGGCAGCTTTGTCGCCGCCGTGCTGCGCGAGCTCGCGGCATCGACCGCCGTGATTTTGGCCGCCTGGGGCGCGCTTGGCGGGGCAACGAACGCGCTGACCACGAAGATGCGGCTGCGCGATGCGCTGCGGCACATCCTGCTCGGCGGGCTGATCGCGGCCGGGATGGGCAGCCTCTCCATGGCCGTCATCACGAGCTGGATGGGCCTGCCGCCCGAGGCGATCCCGGCAGGCGGTGCTGCAGGGTCCGCCGCCTATCTCGTGGGCGTCTTCGGGCCGGCCTTCATCGAGATGCTGCTCGCCCGGCTGCGCCGCGCCAAGCAGGGCTACGGCGATGAATGAACTTCTCCGCCTCGCGCGCTCCCTCCGCTGCGATCCGGGCGATCCAATGCAGGCCTTCGCCCATCGCCTGCGCATCGGCCTCGCCGTCGCGGCGCTGATCCTGACCCTCTCGCTACTCCGGTAATCCCATGCACATGACCGACCGGGGCCTGCTGGCCCTCGTCCGGCACGAAGGACTCGTGCCCGGGCCCTATCTCGATGTGAAACAGGTCTGGACCTTCGGCATCGGCCACACGGCCGCGGCCGGACCGCCCGATCCGGCCACCATGCCGCGCGGCATGCCTGCCGATCTCGACGCCGGGATCCGCGAGGCATTCCGGGTCTTCCGAGCCGACCTCGCGCGCTACGAAGCCGCCGTCCAGCGCGTCGTGAAGGTGCCGCTGTCGCCGCACGAGTTCGATGCGCTGGTCAGCTTCCACTACAACACCGGCGGCATCGCGAAGGCCGCGCTGACCCGACACCTCAACGCCGGCAATCGCGTTGCAGCCGGCAGCGCGTTTCTGAACTGGCGGCGACCGGCCTCGATCATTCCGCGCCGGGAGGCGGAGCGCGACCTGTTCCGCCATGGCCGCTATCCCGGCGGCACGGTCCCGGTCTGGTCGGTGGATCGCATGGGCCGGGTGGACTTCTCGCGGCCGATCCGTCGCCTGACCGAGGATGAGGCGCTGGCGCTGCTGCGGCGGTCGGCGCTGCCGACGCCTCCGGTCCTCGCTCCTTCACCCACCGCGCCGACCGGCTGGCTCGCCCGGCTGGTTGCCTTCGTCTCCACCCTGATCCGGAGGGCATGATCCCCATGCGCTACATTCGCCCCAACTCCATGACCTGGTGGGCGGGACTGCTCGCCATGCTCACCGGCATCGCTTCCCTAGCGCTGCCCGCGACTGGGCCGCTCGGGGAACTGTCCCGCCTCGTCGCGCTGCTCGCCGGCAGCGGCGATGCCTCGCCCGCGGGGCTCATGTTCCTCGGTCTGGGCCTGATCGGTCTGCGCGACCGGATCGAGCGCAGGTTCCGCGGCGATGCTTGAGTTCTTCGCCGGTGTGGTCCTGGGCGGCAGCCTCGGGGTCTTTGTCGTCGCCCTCTGCGTGACCGCCGGGCGCGGGGAGCGGAACGATGGCTGAACTTCTGATCTGGCTGGTCGCGGCTCTGGGCGCGGTCGGAGGTGTCGTCCTCGGCCGGGTCTGGGGCCGCGTGGAAGGGGAGCGCGTGGGCAAACGGGAGGCGGAACGCGATGCCATGGAAGACAAGAATATCCGTGTCGAGCGCGGGCGCAACGCGGTTCATGACGGCCGCGGCGCTGGCGATCCCGCTGACCGGCTGCGCCGCAACGATGGGCGGTGGTGATGCGGGCTGTGCCTCATACGCCGAGGCACGGCTCGTCCGACCACCCGCCGAGACCGTCGCGGAGGTGCCGTCCGCATGGGCGGACTGGATCGCCGATCTCGACGACCGCATGACGGGAACTTGCCGATGAAGACTCTCGCTCCCGCCCTGCAGGCCCATCTCGACGAGGGCACGACGACGCGCGCCTGGTGCTGGCGGATCGGCCGCGCCGACGGCGTGACCTTCGGCTTCACGGATCACGACCGGACGCTGAGCTTCGACGGCACGGACTTCGAGCCCGAGAGCGGGCTGACGGCCTCCGAGGTGCGCTCGGGTTCCGACCTGTCCGTCGATGCGCAGGACGCCGAAGGCGTGCTGACTTCGGACCGCATCACCGAGACCGACATCCTCGATGGCCGTTGGGACAACGCGGCGGTCGAGGTCTGGCGGGTGAACTGGGCCGACACCGCGCAGCGCGTGCTGATGCGGCGCGGGGCCATCGGCCAGATCCGGCGCGGGCGGCTCGCTTTCGTCGCCGAAGTCCGCTCGCTCGCCCATGTGCTGGGCCAGACGGTGGGACGGACCTTCCAGGCGACCTGCGACGCCGCGCTCGGCGATGGGCGCTGCGGCGTCGATCTCGAGGATCCGGCGTTCAAGGGCACGGGCGCCGTGATCGATCTCCTGCGCGACCGGTCCTTCACCGCATCAGGCCTTGGCGGCTTCGCCTCCGGCTGGTTCACCTTCGGCACGCTGGACTGGACCAGCGGCGCGAATGCCGGGCGGCGCACCGAGGTGCTGGGCCATGACGTCACGGATGGCATCGCCGTGCTGACCTTGCTCGAAGCGCCGGTGCGCGCGATCGCCGAGGGCGACGGCTTCACCATCCGCGCGGGCTGCGACAAGCGCATGGAGACCTGCGGGGCGAAGTTCGCGAACACCGCCAATTTCCGCGGCTTCCCGCACATCCCCGGTCAGGATGCCGTCCTCCGCTACGCCACGAAGGACGGCGGCCACGAGGGAGGGGTGCTGTGACGCAATCCCTCGCATCGGCCGACCCGACGCGCGTCATCTCCGTCGCACGCTCTTGGCTCGGCACGCCCTACCACGACCAGGCCAGTCTGCGCGGCGTCGGCTGCGACTGCCTCGGGCTGGCCCGGGGCGTCTGGCGCGAGGTCGTCGGCCCAGAGCCATTCCCGATCCCGTCCTACAGCCGCGACTGGGGCGAGACCGGCCCGCGCGAGGTTCTGGCCGAGGGCGCGCGGCGCATGATGATCGAAGTGGAACTCGCGGCAGCCGGTCCCGGCGCGCTGGTGCTGTTCCGCATGAAGCCCCGCGCCATCGCCAAGCATGTCGGGATCCTGACCGGGCCCGGCGCCTTCCTCCACGCCTACGAGCGGCTCGGCGTGATTGAGGAACCGCTTAGCCCATCCTGGCGGCGGCGCATCGCCTTCGCCTTCCTGTTCCCGCAACGCTGAGACCCCCACATGGCCACCCTCGTTCTCGGCGCGGCCGGCGCCGCCATTGGCGGTTCGATCGGCGGCGCGATCCTCGGTGTCAGCGCCGCGACGATCGGCGGCTTCATCGGCTCCAGCATCGGCTCGGTCGTCGACAGCTGGATCATCTCGTCGCTGGCGCCCACGCAGCGCATCGAGGGCGCGCGTCTCGACAGCCTGCGGATCACGTCGTCCACCGAAGGCGCCGTCATCCCGCCCGTCTACGGCCGGATGCGCATGGGCGGCAACGTGATATGGGCCACGGACTTCCGCGAAGAGACGAAGACCACCACGCAGGGCGGCGGCAAGGGCGGCGGGGGCGGCGGCAAGGTCAAGACGACCGAGTATCTCTACTACGCCAGCTTCGCCGTGGCACTCTGCGAAGGACCAATCACCGGCATCGGGCGCATCTGGGCCGACGGCAAGCTCCTCGACACCGCCGGGATCACCTGGCGCTGGTATCCGGGCGACGAGAGCCAGACGGCGGACCCGTTCATCGCCGCCAAGATGGGCGCGGCGAACACGCCGGCCTATCGCGGCACGGCCTATGTCGTGTTCGAGGACCTGCCGCTCGGCAATTACGGCAACCGCCTGCCGCAGCTCTCCTTCGAGGTTTTCCGCCCACTGGCCGACCCCGACACCGCCGAGGGGCTGATGCAGGCCGTCACGATGATCCCGGCATCAGGGGAGTTCGCCTATGCGACGGAGGGCATGCGCAAGGGGCTCTTCGGGTCGGAAGAAGCGGAGAACCTGAACGCGCGCTCCGACACCGCCGACATGGTGGTGGCGCTCGATCGGCTGCAGGCCATGGCGCAGAAGGTGGAAAGCGTGAGCCTCGTCGTCGCCTGGTTCGGCAACGACCTGCGCGCGGGCGAGTGTACCATCCGCCCGGGCGTCGAGGTCTCCGCCAAGACCACCAGCCCGCAGACGTGGTCGGTGGACGGCGTGAGTCGGTCCGCGGCCCATCTCGTCAGCCGCGACGACCAGGACCGGCCAGTCTATGGCGGCACGCCGTCCGACTTCGCCGTGGTGCAGGCGATCCAGGAGATGAAGGCGCGCGGGCTGCGTGTCACCTTCTACCCGTTCATCCTGATG